GGCTATACCACAGAGGATATTGCAACGCTGCGCACTCCTAAGTATGGACGCATCGGCTTCCCTGCATGGCAAATCTCAAACAACGGGGCGAATATCCGCCGCATCGAAGGGCGCATCAAGGAGCTCGAAGAACGTGCCACACGAGAACCAGAGCACATCGTGACCGATTTATACGAACTGAAAGTCGAGGATAACCGCGTGCAGTTTATCTTTGACGGAAAGCCGGACGAGGACGTGCGGAGCATTTTGAAGTACCATGCGTTCAAGTGGTCGCCGTCAAGGGGGGCGTGGGTGCGTCAGGCGTCGGGGAACGGGCTCTTTGCCGCACGGCAGGTAAAGAGGAAACTGGATGAGATGGGAGAAGAAGCGAAATGACGCAGTGGCAGACGCGGCGCGAGATGGTAAGTCCGCCGCTTACAATGTGGCGGGTGTTCCGTGAGGTTGACGGTGTGGAGGAGGTGGATGTTCGGATCTATGGCACGTGGGATGAGGCACTCGCAGCGGCGTGGGAGCGGAATGCGAGGGAGGTGGCAGAATGAAGGGCGCGTGGAAGATCCGAAGTCAGTATCTCGGTGGGAAGAAGATCTATCAGGTGTATCGCCTAAAGGATATGGACGAAGACGACCAAATCGGCAACCGCACGTACGCAGGTGCGTGGAAGCGAGACAAAGCCGTGGCGGTGGAACTTATGGAGAAGCTGAACAAGGAGGAGGCAGAAATGAAGAAATGGGTACAGGGCTATCAAGTCCGCGGCTCCGTCAAAGAGGCTGTGGAAGGGACAAGAAGCTTGCTCCTTCTGACGCGAAGCGACAGCGGCGTATCTCAGCTATCGTATCTCTGGGATGGCGGAACCAGCGTCGAAATAACGGATTCGGCGATGGGAATGATCTTTGAAGAAGAGACCGTGAATTTCCCGACACCCAATGAGGCAAAAGCCTACATCGTGGAAAAAGCAGAAAACTCCGGAAGTGATTTTTCACTGAGGGTTGATAGACCTGAACAACTGGAGGTAGGTCAATGACGCAGTGGCAAGTCTGCCGCGAAGTGTACGGCGGCATACTTCCGATCTGGAGGGCATGCCGCACAGTGGACGGCATCGCAGAGGTGGACATGCTGATCTACGGCACGCAGGGCGAGGCGATCGCCCGGATGCACGAGCTCAACGCAGCACTCAATGAAGAGGTGAAGAAATGACAATAGAAGCTTTGGAAGAGATTGCTCAAAAGCTACGTGATGAACAGTATATTTTTCTGGTAAACACCGAAAACGGCATGTGGTCAGCAATGAACGGATATGCTGAAGATATTATCCTCATGGCGGTTAAGGGCATCATCAGAACTGCTAAACAGATAGAAGATGTGCCCTCGCATGAACTCGTAAAACGTGCTGCTGTCACATTACATGAAATCGCAGAGCTGATGGAGGCGGCGGCAAAAGAAAAAGCGCCCGGAGCGGGTGGGCCGCTCTGAGCGCAGAGAAATAAGATTTACACCGTGAGTATATCACGGATGAGGAGGAATAGCAAACATGAGATACAGGGTAAATTTCCGTATTGAGGGGGCTGTCGAGGTAACAGCCTCATCTGAGGAGGAGGCAGAGGAGATCGTCGAGGATATGGAGCGTGGCGATCTGTTCAAGGTGTTTGACTTCGATGAGCAGGGATTCTCGGCTGCAGCGTATGAGATGAGTGAGGAGGAGTAGAGATGGCAAAACTCATCATGACCGTCGCTGAAATGGAGGACGAACAGAAGTGGCTCGAGGCCCGACGCGCAGGAATTGGCGGCAGCGATGCCGCTGTCATCGTTGGTCTCAACCGCTGGAAGTCGCCCTTCCAGCTCTGGCTTGAAAAGACGGGCAGGGCAGAGCCGGAAGACCTCAGCGGCAACGAGTATGTCTACTGGGGTAAGGTGCTCGAGGAGGTGGTTGCCAACCGCTTCTGCGAGCTGACCGGGAAGAAGGTGCAGCGGCGCGGTCTTCTGCAGATGGACGACTACCCCTACATCCTCGCAAGCGTTGACCGCATGGTCGTCGGTGAGAACGCAGGACTTGAGTGCAAGACCTGCAACGGCTTCTCGGCAAAGGAGTGGGAGGACGACGAAGTCCCCACCGCTTACTATGTGCAATGCCAGCATTACATGATGGTCACGGGTTGCGAGCGGTGGTACATCGCTGTTCTGATCGGCGGGAATAGGTTCGTGTGGAAGGAGATTCCACGCAATGACAAAGAGATTGATCTCCTGTTCCAAGCAGAGACTGAGTTCTGGCATAAGGTGCAGGAGGGTATCATGCCAGAGGTGGACGGAAGCGAGAGCTGCAAGGATGCCCTCGTCGCAGAGTTTCAGGGCGGCATCGCTGAGCCGTTAACGCTTCCAGGCATGGCAGTGGGGATCATCGAGCAAATCCGTAAAATCGAGGATGCGAAAAATGACCTCGAAAACAACAGCGAGTTTTATAAGAATCAGCTCCGCAGGATGATGGGGAGCTACGAGCTCGGATATGCGGGAGATTACAAAGTCTCATGGAAGGCACAGGCGGGGCGCACAACCATCGACAGTAAGGCACTCAAAGAAAAGGAGCCGGAAATCTACGCCAAGTATGCCAAGCAGGGAAAGCCGACCCGAGTACTGCGGATCAGCTGATAAGGAGAAGGGAGAAATTTATCATGGCAAGTGTAAAAGGCGGCGCAATCCAGAAAGCGCAGGAACAGAAGACCGTGGCAGCACAGCAGCAGAAGTCAATCAAAGACCTCATCATTTCGATGGAGGGGCAGATCGCGAAAGCACTGCCCTCCGTCCTTACTCCCGAACGCTTCACCCGCATGGTGCTCACGGCACTCAGCACGAATCCAACACTGCGTGAGTGTACGCCGGCCAGTTTTCTCGGAGCGATGATGCAGGCGGCGCAGCTGGGCGTTGAGCCGAATACACCGCTCGGACAGGCGTATCTTATCCCGTATAAAAACCACGGGACAATGGAGTGCCAATTCCAGCTCGGTTACAAGGGACTTCTCGATCTCGCGTACCGCAGCGGGGAAGTCACCATCATTCAGGCGCACGAAGTCTACGAGAACGATGAGTTTGCGTACGAGTTTGGGCTTGAGCCGAAGCTGAAACATATCCCAACAACAGGAGAGCGCGGAGCCGTTACGCACTACTACGCCATGTTCAAGACTAAGAGCGGCGGCTACGGCTTCCACGTCATGGGACGCGACGAGGTGGAGGAGTTCGCGAAGAAGTACAGCCAGGCATACAAGAAGGGCTACAGCACCCCGTGGCTCACGAATTTTGACGAGATGGCAAAAAAGACCGTTCTCAAGGCGTGCCTCAAATACGCACCGATCAAGACCGAGTTCGCGCGTACGCTGAGCGCCGACGAGACCATCAAGACATCAATCGTGGCAGACATGGTCAGCGAGGCGGACGAGACGGACTACATCGAGGCAGAGGCTGTCGAAGTCGAGGACACACCCACTGAGGACGCGCCGAAGCAGAACAAGTTTATGAGTGCGGCAAAGGATGTTCCGGATAGTGTTGACCCGGAGACGGGCGAGATCAAATGATTCTGGTTGGCAGCGTTGTCGGGGAGACGGACAGAGGTATTAATATCTTTGTCCCCTTCCCGGAGCGCATAGATAAGCTCTATGACTGTCATTCAAGCGTCGGCGTGGAGTTTGTCGATAAACGTCGCATCAGCACACAGCAGCGTAAGAAAGCCTATGTCCTGATCTCCTACATTGCTGCGTGGTGGGGATATACTCCACTGGAAGCAATGAAGGAGATGCTGAAGCTGATGTTTGTCGGTGAGGCTGAGACGTTGAGAAGATCATTCTCTCTATCGGACTGCGACATGACGACCGCAAGGCTGTTTATCACCTACTTGATTGACTTCTGCATCCTCCACGGTGTTGACGTAGGAGAGCCGCTGTATCAGCTCTCAGAGGACATCCCGCGCTATGTGTGGGCGTGTCTCATGAACAAGCGTTGCGCTGTATGCGGCAGGAAAGCGGAACTGCATCACGTCGATGCGGTCGGCATGGGGCGCAACCGCAAGGAGATCTGTCACATCGGGATGCGTGCGCTTCCTCTTTGCAGGGAGCACCATACAGAGATACACCGCATCGGGCAGGAGGATTTTCTGAGGCGGTATTTCCTGGAACCCGTGAAGATTGATGAGCGGATCGCGGATGTGTATCGGCTCAATACAAAACCTTCAAAGAAGGAGGTGTGACGGAATGGACTATATCAGGCAGCTCAACGCATTTAGTAATCTGAGCGCTGGAATGCTCAGTTCCAACGAAGTGAATGTTTACCTTAGACTATTTTGGTGGAACAATCGTTGCTGTTGGACGGAGTGGTTCGAGACGACCGATTCGAGATTGCAGATTGAGACTGGGATATGTTCCCGTAACACCTT